TGTTTAGTATCAACAAGACCGTTTGATATACTGTGTTTATATTTATAGCCATTTTGTATTTTTATTAATTACAGTAACTAAGCCACTATTAAAGCGACTTAGCTACTATAATATAGTATTACTTGTTTTTATAGTTTTTTATCTATAGACTTATAGATTTCTACACCTTCGTCAGTTTTTAAGAAAGCCGCAAATGCAGAGTAAGGGTTTTCATCAAATGGCACATTCATTAATTTTCTACCGTTTGATCCCCATGTAAATGTTCTTTGATCTTGAGATAATTTAATTATACCCGCTTCCGAAGCTCTAACACCAAAGTTTCTTAGTATTACATTTTCATCATTAGCTAAGTTTATAAATAAATCTGGATTACTTTTAGCAAACAAAAGTAAATCTCTTCTAAGTTCTTTTGAACTCATACTAGAAACTTTAGACCCAAGCTCAACTCTTAATATTGCTTCTGCTTGATCTACATCCATACTTCGCGCAGCATTTAAAGCGTCTATTTGAAGATCTAGTATTTCTAAATCATCTTTAGCTTCTTCAACGGCATTAAACTCTGAATATATACTTTTACGAAGTGGATGATACAGAGATAGTATTTTTTGTAAATTTTGTTGCTCTTTTGGAACATGCAGAGTTCCATTTTTAAAAGTGATATGACCCATTGTAGCCTGTCCTTTTTGTTCGTCTACAAATGGTGATGCTTGATTAGTAGCATATCTAAGTTCTCTTTGAGACCCTTGTTTTTCATCAAAGTATAACAATGAATGTTTCACTGTATGTCTTGATGGTATAGTAAATGTTAAAGGAGATTTATTACCTTTTAAATAATAGTTTCTGTCTTTAATTTCCCACGTTGGTTTTGTGGGTTTTTGTGGTGCAGTTTTAACTGCTACCTCTTGAGTTGCAACCTCAATCGTTTCTTCTGCTTTTGTAGCTTTTTTAGCCATGATATAATAAAATTAAATAGTTGAAAATTGTGACAATAGCCATAGTATATAAATAGTAATGGGCTAATGTCATATAAAAAACCCCCGCCCGAAGGCAGGGATTATTATTGTTGTGATATTATGCTCCAGTAAACAATACGAAATTGTTAGCTGCTTGAACACATAAACATCTTTCTGACAAGAAGTTCACTTCCATAGCATCTAAATCAGATGTGTAAGCGCCTCCAGCAGAACCAGTTAACCAAGACTTCATACGACGATCATCAGCTTGTGAAGCTCTGTATCGTACGTGTAAGAATGGTCGACGGATGTTAGTTCCTAAGATTTGATCGTAAACAGTAGAAGTTCCAGCTGGTACTAATACTCCTTCAATAGCTGCAGCAGTAGTAGCAAATCCACCACGTGTTGAAGCATCGTTTAAGTATTTCCAGTCAGTCTTATAGAAATCATAAGATCCTCTACGGAAACCACTAAATCCAAGATTTAAAGCCATTTCTTCAGAGTTTTCAAATAATCCGTAAGCAGTTCCACCTTGTGCTCCAGAAGAAAGCTCAGCTAACATATCATCAAAATCTAAAGAAGTTTGGCGATTTAAGAAAAGCATGTTCTCTTCAATAGCACCTTGTGTATCTAGATTTTTCAAAATAGCATCAAAAGCAGTAAGACCTGCAGCAGCAGTAAATCCTGCGTTTACATTTCCTCTATCTTTTACAGCAGCAAATAAACCTTGAGTACCTTTAACTCCAGCGGTAGCAGCTCCAGATCCTGCAGCAGCAAGCTCACCTTCAACTACAGACATTTCTAAGTAATCTTCAAAACGTAAACGAGTTTCAGATTCAGCTTTTAAATACCATAAGTATCCAGAAGTTCCGTCTTCAGTTGCAACTTCAACCCATCCAATTTGTGCCATATCAGATCCGTTTACAACGTATTTGTTTCTGATGATAACAGGTGAGTTAAAATACTGCGTGAAAGATGGTGTAATTGTTTTGTATCCAGTGGTATCTGCTGCTCCAGTAGAATTAATAATATTTGAACCTTTTCCATATTCAGAACCGTATACAAATATCTTAAGACCAGTAGCGGATAGACCAGCAGTATTAGCTGCTGTGTAAGGTGCAACTTCTACAGTAGCGGTAGCTCCTGCTTGGCTAGATAAAGTTACTAACGCTTTTAACTCTAAAGAGTTATTTGTATCTAAAATAACAATAGTTTGATCTTTAGAAATTACATTCTCTACAAAAGCATCTCCAGCTCCACCTACTGTGAAAGTTAAAGTGTTAGTTCCATCATTAGATACATCGTTATAAGCAACGTGTAATCTATTTTGCTCAGACCAAATTACTTGATCAGAACTCATTGGCATTTCAGCTCCAACCATACGTAAGAATCCAGATAAAGTTCTGTTTCCGTAACGCTCTACTTCTTGTTCGTAGATTTCAGGTAAGTACTGTTGTGCAAAAGTGTCAGAGTCGCCAGGGTTAGTTCCTCCGTTAAATGATAAATAGTTATCACTTAATAATTGTTGTTTTTGACTCGGTTTAATTGAGCCGAATTGTGGGTCTAAAGCCATGTTTTAAGTTTTTTAGTTAAATTTTTTTGTTTTAATTCTTAATTTTGTAGAATCAAGACCGGTTACCGCTTTAACTTTAAATCCGTTTACAAACACATCACCTTGAGTGGACCTAGCTTTGGTATCACTTAGATTTTTTGATTTGTTTAAAACTTCTTTTACTGCATCAGCTTTTCCTTGCTCATAAAAATGAGAGGCAATCTTATCTACGTTGTCAGCTGCATACATAGCCTTGTGATAACCTTTCGTGTCATTAACATTACCTTCGCTGTCTAGGAACTTCCCAACAAGGTTGTTAATATTTGATTGGTTCTCTGCAACTTTATCACGGTTTTGAATATTGTACTTATAACTTTTATCACCGACTTTAATATCGAAACCTTCGAAATTATCGCTAAAAAGTTGTTTAGTACTTTCTTGAAACCGCTCGTGTTGTTGCGTAGCTACTTCCTGCTGCTTGTTATATCGGTTGAAAAAGTCCATTGCTTTTTGCTGATCCTGAGTAACGCCCGGTCTCAACTTGATCTCGTCGTAATATTTACTCTTAGTCTCTTCTAAAAAGCCTTTGGCTTTTGCAACTTCTTCTTTAAACGCAAGTTTTTTCTTACGTATATCTCTATCCTCATCTAGATCTTCGTCATAATCAAAGTCTTCTAATAACAACTCAAGATCTGAGCTATCTAAATAAGGTTTATTTTTTTTGTAATACTCTTTTAATAATGTTTTATCATCTACATTAGAGTAATCCGCGTTTAAACGAGTGTAATCCTCTATTGTACCACCGGTTTCCTCCATAAAGCTAACTAGCTTTTCGATGTTTTCTGGCAATTGCCTACCTAAAACCTTTTCATCTCTCAGAGCTTCTTTAACCTCAGCTTCTACTTTAGCTACTTCAACTTCCTTGATTGGTGTAAACTCTTTAACATCTTCGACGGGCTCTTGTACTTGTTCTCCCACCTTAATGCTATCTCCGGATGGTTCTTCCACAAGAACCTTCGTTGTTTCTCCGACTTGAATGGCATCTTCTGTTTTTGTTTCTTCTTTAGGTATTACCACCTTGGTAATTTCCTCTTCAACTTTTTTCACAGGTTCTTTTACTTCAACCTTAGTGATTTCGTTTTTTTTACCTAAGTTCTTAGGCTTTTTTGGCTTAGCCTTCATTTTGAAGTCGCCCTCTTGTTTTACTTCTGACATAATATAATATAATTAAATAATTGTTTACTTTCTACATGAAAGCTTGCATACCCATATCGGGTTCGTTTTCAAAGTCTTTAGGTAAGCTATCGTTCTGACGTTGGCTTATCATTTCACTTTGTTGTGTAGCTTCCATTTTGCTACGTTTATCTTTTCTATCTTCTATAGCTGCTTCTTTTTGTTGCATTGCCTGAACTTCAATTTGCTTAAGCTGCATATCATATTCAAACTTTTGTTGCATTTTAATTTTTTCTAAATCAGCTGCTATTTGCATTTTGTTTATTTCCATTTGAGCTTTGGCTTGCTCGTACTGAACCTTAGAACCTGATATAGCTTCTTGTTTTTGAACTTCAGCCATAGCTGTTTTTTCAGCAGTACTAGCTTGAGCGTCAGCTTGAGCTTGTATATTAGCTTGTTGATTAGCTTGATCTTGAATAGCTTTTTGCTTACGTTTTACTTTAAGCATTTGATTAGCTAGCTTAAGATTTTTAATCTGTCTTAAATCAATAGCGTCTTCTAAGTCAATACCGCCTTGACCTAATGCAACCTGTATGTTTTGCTCTAGCTTAGCTTGCTCTTCATCGTCTGGCTCTAATTCTAAGAATATACCAAAGTCATATAAATTCAAGTCAACAACTTGTTGCAGTGTTTCAACATTAAAGGTTGATATAGAGTTTTTAAGTGACTCAGCTGTTAATGGGAAATATAAAGCATCTGCTATTTTAAGAGACACGTTTTCCGCTAGCTTTAACGTAAGATATAAACTAGCTTGCTTTATGTGTCTAGTCGCAACGTTAGATGCTGTCTCTTATACACATCTCCGAGCCCACGAGACTAGGCATGATCTCGTATGCCGTCTTCTGCTTGAAAAAAAAAA